GGTACTAACCTAGGTGAAATTGACGATCTACGCTATTTTACCAACAAGTTATTCCGTGGTTTAAGAATTCCGTCAAGCTACCTGCCTACTGGTGCAGATGATAGCCAAGCGCAGTATAACGATGGGCGAGTTGGCACAGCATATATTCAAGAACTACGTTTTAATAACTACTGCCAACGCCTGCAAAGTCTAATGCAAGACGTTATAGATCAAGAGTTTAAGTTATATTTGTATGAGCGTGGTGTTAATATTGACTCAAGTTTATTTGAAGTTCAGTTCCAACCTCCGCAAAACTTTGCCACATACCGTCAAGCAGAACTAGATGGACAGCGTGTACCACAGTTTCAGACCATGAGTCAGATTCCGTTTATGAGCAAACGATTTGCTATGAAAAGATTCTTAGGTATGAGTGATGAAGAGATGGCCGAAAATGAAAAAATGTGGGCTGAAGAGAACGGCAAAGGCAGTGCTATTCCTACTGACAGCTCAGGTGAGCTTCGTGGTGCCGGCATTAGTTCAGCAGGTATTGAAAGTGATTTAGGTGACCTAGCAGATGATACTGCACCGCCAGAAGCTGGAGCAGCACCAGGTGAAGCAGCAGTTCCAGGTGCAGCAACTCCAGTGCCAGCGGCTGCACCTCCTGCAGCATAAATATTATTATGATACTTAGAGAATTATTTTACGCTGACAAAGATATGAAGTCAATATCTAACAACTTGCAATACTCGCCAGGTCACGATACATCTAGCTTAAAACGTAAAGACACACGTAAGACTAGACTGACTCTACGTCAAATAAATGAACTTAGAAAAGCATCAGAGAGCCATATTCTAGAACAAGAAAAAGAATTAGAACTCGTCCAATCAATGTACATGACTCCGGCAGCTCCACCTGCCTGACATTAAAAATACAATTTTTTAGAAATTTTTTTCTAAAATATGTAAAAATTCCACCATTATACCCCATTTATTACAATTAAGTGTAAATATATTTGACAGCCTTGCAATACAACATAGGAGATAAACATGACTGATCGATCAAAGTTCGAGCAGATGCTAGAGCATCTTGTTAATGAAGAAAGTGACAAAGCCAAAGAGCTTTTCCATCAACTAGTAGTTGAGAAATCCCGCGAAATCTACGAAAACATCTTAGCAGACGACTTCCAAACAGAGGAAGAAGAAACTGAAGATGATGAAGCTGTAGAAGAAGCTGAAGACAAAGACGACGAAGACATGGAAGAAAGTTTTGGGTTTGCCGAAGCTGGTGATGAAGAAGATACAGGTGACATTGGTGGCGACGCCGGTGACGACTTTGTAGATGACATCGACGCAGAAGGCGGCGACGAAGGTGACGAAGAAGGCATGGGCGGCGAAGGCGATATTGAAGATCGCGTAGTTGACCTTGAAGATGCACTTGACGACCTACGTGCTGAATTTGAAGCATTAATGGGTGACGAAGAAGGCGGCGACATGGGCGGAATGGACGACATGGGTGATGACGACATGGGCGGAATGGACGACATGGAAAAAATGCCAGAAGACAGCTTCATGCGTGAATACATTGAAAAAGTCAGCACACCAAAAGGTGGCGACAACGGTGCAAACACCAAGTCAGTAATGGCAAAATCAAACAATATGGGCGGTACAACTGCTAATATCGTAAAAGGTGGAGAAAGCACAACAGGCGGCACAAAAGGCGGTTTGTTAAATCCATCAACTAAAGAAGAAAACTTTGGTAACGTTAATGTCCCAGGCGGCAACGCAGGCAAGACAGCGTTTAAAAAGAAAGAACCTGGACACGGCGCTGAGAAAAAAGCAACTGGCGACAATGGCGACAGAGGTGCTGATAGCCCGTTAAATGGCGCTCCTAAAAGAGCAAAGTAAGTAGAAGACGATGAACTATCTTCGAGAAAACCTGAGTTTCGACCAAGCAAGAGTGGTCGTTGAATCCGATGGCGAGAATGGAAAGAACCTTTACATGAAGGGAATTTTCATTCAAGGCGACAAGAGGAATCAGAATCAGCGTGTTTATCCTGGAAGAGAGATTGCCAGGGCTGTCAAAACCCTGAACGATCAAATTGCAGGTGGGTACTCAGTACTTGGCGAAGTAGATCATCCAGATGACTTAAGAATCAACCTTGACCGTGTGAGCCATATGATTACAGAAATGTGGATGGATGGCGCAGACGGTTATGGAAAATTAAAAATCTTAGCAACACCCATGGGACAACTAGTGAAAACTATGTTAGAAAGTGGAGTGAAGTTAGGAGTATCAAGCCGCGGATCCGGGAATGTCAGTGATGGCAGTTCCGGTGAAGTATCAGATTTTGAGATTATCACAGTTGATGTGGTAGCTCAACCTAGTGCCCCTGGCGCATACCCTACACCAATTTATGAACACCTGATGAATAGTCGCGGTGGTTATAACAGCTTACGCATAGCGCAAGAGGTTAAAGGTGACCCTAAAGCACAAAAATATCTCAAAGAGAGCTTATTAGGTATAATAAGCAAACTCCAATAAAGAGGAGAATCACATGTTGGACGCACTAAAGAATTTGTTTGAAAACAACGTGGTTTCAGAAGAGATCAAAGAGTCTATTGAGGCTGCTTGGGAAGCTCGCATCGTCGAGAACCGTACACAAGTAACTCAACAGCTACGTGAAGAATTTGCTCAACGCTACGAACATGACCGTCAGGTTATGGTTGAAGCAATTGATCGCATGTTAGGCGATCAATTAAAAGAGGAAATTCAACAGTTTGTAGAAGATCGTAATCAATTAGCAGAAGCTAAGGCACGTTATGCAGTAAAAATGCAACACGATGCACAGGTAATGAAAGAGTTTGTAACTCGTCAATTAGCTAGCGAAGTTAAAGAATTACATGAAGATCAAGTACAAATGGCTTCTAAGTTTCATACACTTGAGAAGTTTGTAGTTGAAGCTCTTGCTCAGGAAATCGCAGAGTTCCATACAGACAAGCAAGACATTGCAGAAATGAAAGTACGTTTGGTACGCGAAGGCCGTCAGGCTTTGGCAGCCATGAAGGAACAATTCATTAAACGTGCAGCTACGTTGGTCGAGAATACAGTTGAAAAGACTCTGTCAAAAGAGATTGGTCAATTGAAAGAAGACATCGAAGCAGCTCGTCGTAACGATTTTGGTCGTAAATTATTCGAAGCTTATGCTAGCGAATATCAAAATAGTTACCTAAACGAAAAATCAGAAACAGCTAAATTGCTCAAAGTCATAGACAAAAAAGATTTAGAAGTTGTAGAGGCTCATCACGCTGTAGCACAAGCAACCCAGATCTTAGAAAGCAAAGAAGCAGAAGTTAAAGCTCTAATGGAGAGCAAACAACGTCAAGAAATAATGGCAGAACTAGTAGGACCTTTGGCTTCACAGCAAAAGGCTATTATGAGCGAATTACTTGAGAGTGTACAAACTGGCAAACTACGCAGTAGTTTTGACAAGTACCTACCGGCAGTTATTGCTGGCGAAGCTCCACAAAAGAAGAAGGCACTAGTAGAGGCAAAAGAAGTAACAGGCAACAAAGAAACCCACAGCGTCAGTAGCAGCGAACACGATCACAATATTTTTAATATGCGTCGTCTAGCTGGAATTAAACATTAATTAGGAGAAAATAAATGTCAGAACTACTAACAGGCCGTTGGGCAGAAACAAAAGAAGCACTTCTTGAAGGCCTTCAAGGCACTAAGAGATCTGTAATGGCATCTACACTAGAGAACACACGTAAGTATCTAGCTGAGAGTGCTAGCACAGGTGCTACTTCTGCCGGCAACGTCGCAACATTAAACCGCGTGATCCTTCCAGTGATTCGTCGCGTAATGCCAACAGTTATCGCTAACGAGTTGGTAGGTGTACAACCAATGACTGGTCCAGTTGGTCAAATCCATACTCTAAGAGTTCGTTATTCAGATAGCGTTTCTGGAACATATGGTGCTACTGCTGGTGAAGAGGCACTAAGCCCATTCAAGATTGCTGAAGGCTATTCATCTAATGATGGCTCTAAAGTAACTGCTGCTTCTACTGCATCCTTAGAAGGTGCTGCTGGTAAGCGTTTAAGCATTCAAATCTTGAAGCAAACAGTTGAAGCTAAGACACGTAAGTTGTCAGCTCGCTGGACATTCGAAGCTGCTCAAGATGCACAAGCCCAACAAGGCATTGACATCGAAGCAGAAATCATGGCTGCTCTTGCACAAGAGATCACAGCTGAGATTGATCAAGAGATCATTGCATCTCTAACAACACTAGCCGGTTCACAGAACACAGAAGCTTATAACCAAGCTGCTGTATCTGGTACTGCTACATTCGTTGGTGATGAGCATGCTGCTTTAGCTGTTCAAATCAACCGTGTTGCTAACCGTATCGCCCAGCGCACACGTCGTGGTGCTGGTAACTGGGCAGTTGTTGGTCCAACAGCATTGACAATCCTACAATCTGCTACTACAAGCGCATTTGCTCGTACAACAGAAGGTACATTCGAAGCACCTACAAACACTAAGTTTGTTGGTACATTGAACAATGCAATGAAGATTTATGTTAACACATACAATGCATCTGATACAGCACCAGTGCTTATCGGTTACAAAGGTGCTAACGAGTCTGATGCAGCAGCATTCTATTGCCCATACATTCCATTGATGAGCAGTGGTGTTGTTCTAGACCCAACAACATTCGAACCAGTCGTATCATTCATGACACGTTATGGTTATGTTGAGTTGTCAAACACAGCGTCTTCTTTAGGTAACGCTGCTGACTACCTAGGTACAGTTACTATTGCTAACGCAGTATTCAGCTAATCAACTTACCGCAAGGTACGTTAATTATAAGGGGCTCTTCGGAGCCCTTTCTGTTGATCAGATAAATACTTTGTATGATTCACGCAGGGTGAATTTTATGCGGAAATCCAACCGCGTATGGCCTAGAACGCCATGTTTCTTAAGGAGAAAATAAAATGGGACGTCCTTTACATAAAAAATATTTTGGTAATAGAATTACACCATTCCAGGGTGGCAACACTGGTGTAGGTGGAGAAGGTGTAGCTAGCGTAACAATCGCAGCACCAATTGCAGCAGATTTAACAGGAACAATTACTGTTACGTTTTCAGCTCCTCAAATCTCAGGTGGTATTACTGCAACAGGTACTGCACAAGTTGATGGCAGCAATGACCTAACAGGTATTTTAATTACTAACGCAGGTTCTGGTTACACATCAGTTCCAACATTTACAGTTGCTGACGGCAACGAAACTGCAACTTATACTAGCGGCTCAGGCGGCGTTACAGTTGCACTAACTAGCGGTGCAAGTGCTAGAGAAAATGCTATTAGATTTGAAGCACAAATTACTGGTGGTACAGAAGTATTCACTGGCGACATTTTAAAACAAGTTGGCAATCACAGATTTAAAGTACGCACAGCTGACGGTACAGAAGTATGTAAGTTAGTTGCTACTGCAAGTATTGGTGATGGAGAAATGACCATCGGTGCTACTGACAGCGCAGGAGAAACATACTTTGTTACTAAAATTACTGGTCGTCGTGTACGCCTAACACAAAATTCAGCAGGCGTAGGTTCAGTATATGCCACAGGTGCCACAGCTCCTTGGAAATTTGCTCCAGCCGCAGGTATCTACGTTCAGATTGATAATCAATAATAGGATCAATTAGATGACATCTAAAGTCGTTAACGTTGCTAATGGTGACTACAAAGTAATTGTTCGAGATAGTGGAAGCATCACGCTTGACACAGGTGAGCAAGGTACAACTATAATTACTGGCAATCTTGAAGTTCGAGGTGATACTACTTATGTATATGTTAGTGATATGCAAGTTGAAGATAACACTATTATACTCAACGTTAACGGCGGTAGTGCTTCAGGCATTCCCACAGGTGGCATTAAAAATGGTCGTTCAGGTTTAGAAATTACTCGTGGTGGCGCAGGAGAATTTGCTGATGCTTGGTTTATGTTTGATGAAACAGTAAAACACATTTATCTAGCTGCTGAAAAGAATGGTACATTTGTTTTTAAACGTAACACAGGCGGTGATGGTGAATTAGCAGGTATCCAAACTTGTCACATTAACAGTAAAGGTCAAGATCTTTTCTTATTAGTAGATCCTGATAACCCTAGCGGTACTGGTGTTATCACAGTTAGTGGAATGAATGCATATGAGCGTAATGTATTAGATTATGCAGCATGGGATTTAATTCCACCAACTGGCCCAATTGTAGCTTCAAAACCTGATGCTATTCCTAACGTACAGGCAGTTGTAGATTTTTTAAATTCTCAATTAGCCTTTTTAGAATTACCTAAAATCAAAGAAGCCAATACTATTGTAGAAGTATTTGATGCACAAGGACCCTTAAGTCCTTATAGACCTACAGGTTATACTGCTCCAACGGATAGTACAATTGACTTTACAGTTGACGGTGTGTTAAAAGGTCAATTTACAGTTGACGGCCTTAATGTTGACAATGTTAGAATTTTAACAAACACAGTAGCAAATACTGATGCTAGTTCAGATTTAATACTTTCTGCACTTAACAGCAACATTAAAGTTGATGGATATTTAAATCTAGCTGATCAAACAACTGCTCCAACTTCAACAAGTGGAGTAAACAAGATATACTCTAAAGCTACTCTAGGTATGGGTAAGTCAGGAGTATTTTTTGTAAATACTACCACAAGCGATGAGCTGGTCAGTAGACGCAGAGCACTTGGCTTCAGCATGATATTTTAAGGAAAGAATAATGGCGATTTCAAATAAAGCAGTTACAGTATCAGGAGGCGGTAATGATGATATATTCACATGTCCTGGAACTCTAGTTACTGACATACAAGAACACGCTGTGACTTGTTTAATATTTTGTAACATAAGCACTACTGACTCAGTTGTATTAAATTTAACAGCTACGCCACAAGGTGGTGCTGCTCGGTCTTTGATTAAAAATTTAACTATTCCAGCAACAGAAACATTTACATTTGACACAGAAAAGGTAGTACTGTCTACAGGTGATACGCTAACAGCAACAGCAGACGTTGACGGCAGATTAGAAGTAACAGTTAGTTCATTTAGAGTAAGCTAATGAGATTTATAAAACAATCACAGTTGAATTTTAGAAACGTAAAAGACTACAGTGTAGTTGTAGAAACTGACGGCCGTGTAACCATGGACGGAGTTATTTCTCTACAACTACCATCTGGCACAGGTGATCCTGCAGAAACAACTGATACAGATTTAAATCAACGCCCCACAAGTGCAATTAACGGAATGATTCGTTACAACACTTATGGTACAGACGGTGGCGAGCTTGAAGCATATCAAGCAGGTCAATGGAGAGCTATTAGATTTAAAGAACCTACTAAAATTACTTTAGATTATATCGGAACTGGCGATGATATTGAAACAGTGTTTGGTCCTTTAAATCCAGATCCGTTCTTATACCCAACTATTGAAAATGGTACAACTTGGAATGCCACACAGATTGCTCTTAATCTTGTAGTGTTTGTTGAAAACGTTCAACAGATTGGAACAATTAACTTTGATGTTATACAACAACCAACTGGCTTCGGCGGAGACCTTGAAACTTATATTGATTTCGGTCTAACTCCAGTACCGTTAGGCAAGCAAGTACACGTACTACACAGATTCGATCGTTAATTGAATCAATAAATAGTGTATTGGAGCGATAAATGGCTGATACACTAGGTAGAATTTCCGGACAACTGTTAAAAGCTGATCTTTCTAGAGACGGCCAGCCGTTGAATTTTGAAAACGGTTTATTATATCTCAACACCGCAAACAGATATGTAGGTGTAAACGAAGAAAGTCCGTTTAGAAATCTATTTGTCAACGGTACTACAAATACTAGTGATTTAATTTCTACAGATGGTCTAGCTGGACTCACTAGTCTATTGATCAGTGTTAGTGGTAACAGTATTACCACCGCTGATGATCTTAATTTAACTGCTGCTAACTATGTGTTTGCTAATATTGTCACAACAGATGATCTTGAACTAGCTAACAATACAATCTCATCACTAACGGAAAATGCCAGCATTGGTCTAGACCCTAGTGGCACTGGCACGTTAGAAGTACACAGTGATGTTAATGTTCTTAATTCTAATAGTTTGTATGCACAAGGTAATATTACACTTAGTGGTAATTTAATAATTGGCAATGCTCCAACAGATACTATAACATTTTCAGCTAATGTTAATAGTGATATTATTCCTAATCTTACAGATACACATTCGTTAGGCTCTAATAACAGCATTGGCGGCAACGAATGGCAAGGAGTTTGGCCATTATTGTTAAACGGTCAAAGCATTAGCACTACAGGTATTGGTATTGGCGCAGCAAATCTTGCATTACGTCCTGGAAATATATTATATGTTGCAGCCAGCGGTAGCAACACCAATGAAGGCGATCATCAAAATGCTCCATATGCAACAATTAAACATGCACTGTTACAAGCACAATCTGGAGATGTTGTTTACATTTATCCAGGAACATACACAGAAATAACTCCACTAACTGTTCCTGTAGGAGTTCATGTTAAAGGCATGGGTATCCGTAGTGTTACTATTATACCTGACGCTACTACTAACAATAAAGATGTATTTTTATTAAACGGTGAAACTACAGTTAGTGATATATCAATTAAAGATTTTTATTATGATTCTGTTGGTAATACCGGATACGCTTTTAGATTTGCCGCAGGCATGCAAGTATCTACTCGTAGTCCTTACATACAAAATATATCAGTTATCACAAATGAAACAGCGCCTGGCGCACTAGATGCAGGACGCGGCGCACTAGTAGATGGTAGTGTTGCTAACACGTTAACTAAAGAAGCCAGTATGTTATTCCACAGTGTGACATTTATCACGCCCAACGCTAACGGCCTAACTATGACCAACGGTGTTAGAGTAGAATGGTTAAACTCATTTACTTATTTTAATAATATTGGATTATATGCACTAAATGGCACCGGCAGATACGACGCTAACACACTAACTACTCGTTATGGTGCAGAATTACGAAGCATTAGTTCAGCTAATGTCTACGGAAATATAGGCGCACAAGTAGAAGGTTCGTCATGCTTGATGTATCTTATTAATCATAACTTTGCATATATTGGCGCAGGCACTGATGTTACTAATGATCCTTCGCTAAACAATTCTACAAACGAAACATTAGAATACGGTGGAGGCAAGATTTATTATCAAAGTTTAGATAATAAAGGTAACTTCCATGTAGGTGACGCATTTAGAGTAAGTTTTGATACAGGAAATGCTACCATTGGTGGTGTTGCCACTTCCGCATCAGGTACAACTTCTATAAATTTTACATCGGCCACATCAGAAACACTGATCAATGCAGAACTAGTATCAACTGGTACAATAGCATTTAACAATAATACAATATCTAGTTATGTAGACGAAATTAATTTAGTAGCAGCTACTAATGAAATGACTTTATTCCAAGATGTATATGTAACAAGAAACATTACAGTTGTTAACGATTTTAATATTGAAGGTGCATTGATATTAGGTAATCAACCTATAGATGTCATAGAATTTGAAGCAGATGTAGACTATGATCTACGTCCCTCAACTACAAACACTTATAATTTAGGTTCACTTGCTAAAAAATGGTTATCTGCCAAAGTTATTGAGCTAGATATTGGTACTACTTTAAAAATCAGCGGGCATACTGTTGAATCGTTGACTGCTGGCATAGACTTAGAACTAATACCAAATGGCACTGGTAAAGTTACTATAAGTTCTAATACTGTTGTTGAAAATGATCTAACAGTTAGTGCAAACACTGCCCTTAAAACAACCAACATCACAGGTGTTGTAGATCTAATAGGCAATGTTAATAGAACTGGTGATATAAATCAAACTGGCAATACTGTTATAGATGGATCATCTGTAGTAGCAGGTTTTGATGTTATCACAGGATTTTGGGGACAGTCTGGAGTTCTACTAACATCTGATGATGACAGCACTAAAACAATTACTGTTGATGTTTCTCTTGCTGGCGCAATTACTGTTGTCAGCATAACATTTGGATCCCCATCGGGAATTTATAGATCGTTTGGCGGCACACGATGGATCTTTATTCAAACTGGCACTCTCGACGTTAGTAGCACAGCCGAACTAGACAACGTAAGAATTAGTACAAATACAATTAGCACTATCACTTCTGACACAGATTTAAAACTACTAGCTGCTGGTACAGGACTAGTTTACGTTCCTTCTGACAATGTGCTAGTGAGTCAGAATGTCACAGTAAACGATACAGTACACGCTGATTCTGTAACTGTACACGGAACTACAACTGCTAACAAATTTGACAACGGTGATATTACTATAGAAGATAATATTATTCAAACTACTGTTGGAAACAATGATCTAGAACTAGGTGCTGCTACTACTGGGCTAGTTAAGGCAGATTTAGATTCAGTTGAAATTACTCAAAATCTAACAGTTTTATTAGATACAAATTTAAAAAATACAGTAATAGGTATAGGCGGATTAACACCAACACTATCTACACTTGACCTTACTGGTGATTACATTCAAGTAGGTGACGTAACTCTACAAACTGGTAATAGAAATATATCTTCAACTTTAGATGTAGACAGTAATGCTTACTTTGAAGATATATCAATAGTTAACAATGTGTTAAGTACAACTACTACTGATACAGACTTATCATTACAAGCTGCTGGCTCTGGTATAATTGATATTGATGATAATGCTACGTTTAATCAAAATTTAAGAGTTAACAGTACAACTTACACTAATGGCATAACTAATTCTGGCACTATTTCGTCTGATACATTCAGCGACAACGATATAGAAATTAGCACAAATACTATTACAACTACTGTAGGCAACAATAATCTTAGATTATTAGCAGCAGGTGCTGGTATTGTATTTGTGCCTAATGATGCTGTAGAAATTGAGCAAGATTTAACTGTTAACGGTGCTACTATTTTACAAAGTACAGTAATTGGAACAGGCACTGCAATAACCCAAGTAAGTCAAAATTTGTCAGGCACATCAAGCCCAACTGGATTTTTCTTCTATGGCTGGCAAATATTAAATCCTGGACAAACTGTACCAACATTTAGTGTAATTCAACCAGGCTGGACAGTAGTTGGTCAACCCACTTGGGTAGTTTCTGTAGTAGGCGATGGCGTTAGTAATTATGATATTACCATAACAGGTGGAGTGTTTGCGTCTGGAGGCACATATTCGTTCACTGGTCCAATGCCTGCTGATGTAACCTTAACTGGCAATTATCTTCAAACTGGTAACACTCTACAGACTGGTAACAGAAGTATCTCAACAACACTTGATGTAGACAGTAGTGCGTATTTTGATGATATAGCATTTATTACCAATAGAGTAATCACAGACACTGCTGATACAGATTTATCACTTAAGGCTGCTGGTACAGGTAAAGTTGTATTCAATGACAATGTTACATTTAGTCAAGCAGCAACTATTGGTACCTTAGTAACTAACGGACTTACAAATAGCGGAACTATTACTTCTGATTTTTTTACAAATAACAATATAGAAATTAATGATAATTACATCACAACTATAGTCGGAAACGATAATCTTATTTTATCAGGCATTAGCACAGGTGGTCCAAAATTAGAAAAAGTTAAATTTAACGGTACTACTATTAGTACAGAAACTGTAAACGAAGGTATTATATTTTCAACCCCAACTAGTAATTTAGTAATATCTGGAACAAACGCATTACGGGTACCTGTAGGAACTACTGCAGATCGTACAACACTAACACAGGGCGAGTTTAGATTTAATACTACTGACTCGTTGTTTAGAGGGTTTAGTACTGCTACTGTTAGTTTTAGTGGAGTATACTCTGCAAATAAACTAACAAATGTTCTAACACATCCTACAAATAATACTTTAATTTTTACAACTAACAATGCTGCTGCAATGACCATGTCAACTAGCGGTATCACAGTCGGTAGATTAGACACTGATAACAATCTAAGCATCAGCGGTAATACTATATCAACACTTACCACAAATTCTAATATAGTACTAACACCTAACGGCACTGGTGAAGTAATAATGGATGATCTATCATTTGGTGTCAACGAACTTACTAACCTAAATGCCTCTACTCCAATTATTTTTCAAAATCTTGGAACAGGTTATGTAGAATTTGCCGGTACTGCCGGTATTACATTACCAAAAGGCGATAACGATTCACGACCAGCAACTCCACAAGTAGGTGACTTACGTTATAACACTCAATTATCAATTGCTGAAATTTTTAATGGTGTTGAATACGCTTCACTTGCAGGCACTGGAGCAGAGCTTCTAGCAGGTGAACAAGTACAAGAATTATCAAGCCTTATGAGTCTTGTGTTTGGTTAAAAACTCAAACGAACTAAATACAATTACTGTAAGAGTTGGCTAACTCCTACGATATTAAACTGTGGTAAACCCGCAATGCAAGGTGGTTAACCGTGAAACACGGGGTCTAAAGGAGCACTCATGAGCCAGCTTGGTCGAATTTCCGGTCATTTACTAAAAGAAGATTTACTCAGAAACGGCCGTGATTTAGCTTTTGAGACAGACTTACTTTATCTTAAAGTAACTAAACCTGGCGACACAGCACAACGTGTTGCTATCAATGTACCTGTATTAGACATTCCTAGCTTAACAGCAGATTTAACAGTAAACGGTACAACACAAACAACAAACATAGAAGTTAATGGTCAAGCAGATCTTGCCGATGTTAGAATTTCTGGAAATACTATTGAAAGCACTAACGTTAATGGTATTTTAAATCTAGTAAACGGCGCGGGTAATCAAGTAAACTATCAAACAAAACTAGTAGTTGATGACATTAGCATTGAGGCTAATACTATTACAACTACTACGGGCAATGTAAATTTAGAAATTCGTCCAAACAAAACAGGCGGAGATCCACTACTACACGGTTCATTAGACATCTATGCAGATACTAATATCTACGGAAATTTAACAGTATCTGGTAACATTGAAACTGACGGTAACATTATTCTAGGAGGCGGCCCCGGGCCTGATACAGTAACATTTGATGCAGAAGTTGCTAGTGATATTATTCCCGATAACGACAACATTCGTCAACTAGGCTACGGTGGCACCGCATTTACTTCACCAACTGATTTTACGCTAGGAGATATTACAGTAACTGTCAGCGGATCTGGGGCATTTGTAATGTTGTCTATTCCAGCAGCTGGCCCTGCTTGGGTTAATACACTAATTACACATACATTTGGTAAAGCATATGGATTAGTGCTAGAAGGAATCAGCACTAATTATAACGTAAACACTTCGGGCGCATGGATTGGAACTAATCCCAAGACAGTATTTACTACCAATGACGGCTTACTAGATGGAGTATATAATGTTGTTTCTATACGATTTGATCAAAAGCGTTGGAAAGACCTATGGGTACAAAATCTCTATGCTGATACTATTGTAGCAGGCGATCTCGTTGTAGATAATATTAATTTAGCATTACCTCCTGGTAACTTATATTTTGTCAGCACTAACGGCAACAATGCCAACCTCGGTGAGCATCAAAACGATCCGTTTTTAACAATTGAACACGCATTATCAGTTGCTACATCTGGTGATACTATCTTTATCTACCCAGGCACATATTTAGAAACATTTCCGCTAACTGTGCCAGTAGGCGTTGCTATTCGTGGCGAAAGTATTCGTGCAGTTATTATTGAACCAACTATTGCAACCATTGACAAAGATGCATTCTTGTTAAATGGTGAAACTACTATTGAAGATTTAACTATCAGCAACTATAGATATGACGCGGTAAATGATACAGGGTATGCTTTTAGACTAGCAACTAATTTTCAAGTAACTACACGCAGTCCTTACATTAGGAACGTTACAGTCATTAGCAGAGGTAGCGTAACTAGCAGCACCGATCCTTACGGGTTTAATAGTGATGATGCAGGTAAAGGTGCCCTAGTAGATGGTAGTGTGGCAAACGCATTAAGTAAAGAAGCTAGTATGCTGTTCCACAGCGTGACATTCTTTACGCCTAATCAAGAAACATTAACTGCAACTAACGGTGCTCGTATTGAATGGCTAAATTGTTTTACCTACTTTGCTGACAAAGGTATGCACTTGTATAGCAGTAATGATGGATTTGCTGGAGCAGGATTAACAAGATTAAAATTACCAACAGCTACACGAACAGGCACTTGGGCAGTGGGCAATACTGTTAGCTACTATGGCACAGACGGAACTACTGTACTAACTTCGGGTACTGTTGATAGTGTTGACGGCGACTGGATTAATCTAACAGGAAGAGTTCAGGGATTTTTAATCCCAGATGATCGTGCCCCTAAGACATTAACACTGAACGGTAATGCAAAGTTAAGCACAGCAGAAAAAAAGTTCGGCACAGCTAGTCTTATATTAGACGGCACTGGTGATTATATTTCACACACGTCTATCACCGATTTTGGATTTGGCACTGGAGACTTTACTATAGAGGGGTGGTTCTATAAAACAGCCTCACTTTCACAAATCTTAGTTGATACTAGAACAACCGCAACTGAAAATTCAATCATGGTGCAGTCCAACAGTGGAGGAAACTTAAGATTATTTGTAAACGGTGTGTTTGTATTAACATCTAGCAATAATCATACTCTCAATACTTGGAATCATCTTGCTATTTCTCGTGTTAGCGGCGTCACTAGATTTTTTATTAATGGTGTCGTGTCAACCAATACTTATGTTGACGCTACTGATTACGGAACTACAAAACCTTTAGTATTAGGTGCGTCATTCGTTGGTCTTACTTCCTTTAGCGGATATATTGACGATTTTAAAATTAGTAAAGGTGTAGGACGTTATACAACAACATTCACAGCACTAACTAGTCCATTCACTAGCGACCTAGCTACAGTATTACTATTACATTTTAATGGATTAAACAACAGCACAAACGTTGTTGACGATGGTGTAACTTTTGTTGACGTTCGTAGTTCGGCAGGCGGTACAACAACTGATCTAGCTGTTGCAGACTATTCGGACTTTGGTGCAGAAATTCGTTCAATCGGTTCAGCAAGTGTTTACGGAAACTACGGTGTCTATGGCGACGGTGTTGGGGTTATTGCTTATCTAATTGGACAAAACTTAGCCTACATTGGCAATGGCAAATCTACTACTAATGATCCTAATACTGTTATACAGGCAAATGAGATTGTTGAATTAAATGGCGCAAAGATCTACTATCAATCAGTTGACCACAAAGGCGATTTCCGCATTGGCGACTTATTCTACGTTAATCAAGAAACAGGCGAAGTAACATTCTCTAACTCAAATGTTACTATTGGCACAAGTTTAACATTTGATGACGGCGCGGGCAACGTAACTTACCTTGATGCTAGCAAAATTGAAACTGGCGATTTTAGAATTAGCGGCAACACTATTGAAACCTTAACACAAGATTTTAACATACAGTCTGCGCTGAATTTAATCAACTTACAAAGCAACGTAACTATCACAGGTAACTTAGATGTAACAGGCGACGTTACCATTGGCGGCAACATTCTCATTGGAGATCAATCAACTGACACAGTTAGTTTTGTCGCCGGCGTAAACAGTGATATACTACCTAACAATCCACTCGGCACGCCAGTTTACAATCTAGGTACTGTTAGCCAGCAATGGTTAAATTTATATGCGTCACAAATTAGCATTGCTGATGTACAGATTGACACTAATGTTATTCGTACAACTGCTACCGACACAGATCTAACACTGCAGGCAAATGGATCTGGAAGAATCTACATTCCTTTAAATGACGTACAAATTAGTCAAAATTTAACTGTTAACGGAACAACGACTCTAGCAGATACTGATATTGGTACTGTTGGTACCCCTGCAACTGTTACACACGTTGGTAATGTAACACAAACTGGTAACCTAACTCAAACAGGCAATATAGACCTAACTGGCACACTTACTACTGGCAGCTATGCACAGTTTGCAGACATACGCATTCAGTCTAATGAATTAAAAACCACTCTGCTAAACAATGACCTAACATTGGGTGCAGCAGGCACTGGAAAAATCTACATTCCATCAAATGATGTACAAATTGATCAGAACTTAACTGTTACAGGTTATATTGATGTCACTACCTTAGATGTAGACACTACTATATCATCAGATGTGTTTTCTACTGGTGATATTCTAATAGATAACAACACAATCTATACTACACTTAGCAATAACAATTTAGTATTACAAGCTGCAGGTACAGGTAAGATATATGTGCCAAGCAATGATGTACAGTTTGATCAAGATTTAACAGTCAATGGCTCTACTAATTTAAAAGGCACAACCATTGTTGGTACCGTAACCCATACTGGTAATGTTACACAAGTTGGTAATGTTACACAGACTGGTAGCACTGAGATAACAGGTACTTTGACCGTTGGATCTACTGCACAGTTTCAAGACATCAAAATTGACACAAACATTCTAACAACAACTGTTGGCAATAATAACTTACAATTAACTGCTGCAGGTACTGGTAGAATTTATGTTCCTACTAACAATGTTACAATTGAAAACACATTAACCGTAGTAGGCACTAGTACAACTAGTACAATTAGCAACACTGGCACAGTATCGTCAGGTACGTTTACTACTAGTAATATTTCTATAACTAGCAATAATATAACAAGTACCGTAGGTGATACTAATCTTGTTCTAGAAGCAGCAGGCGCTGGCAAAATTTCTGTACCATCAAACAATGTACAGTTTGACCAAGGCTTAACTGTTAATACTAACACTAATTTAAAAGATACAACTATTGTTGGGACTGTTACACACACTGGCGCAGTTACACAAGTCGGTGATCTAACTCAAACTGGTAGCACTGAGATAACAGGCACATTAACTGTTGGCTCAACAGCACAATTTCAAGATATTAAAGTTGATCTTAATGTTATCACTACTACTATTGGTAATAATAATCTAGTACTAGAAGCAGCAGGAACAGGTCGTGTAATTGTGCCTAATGACGATGTTGATGTTGCACAGACGTTAACAGTCACTGGCACAACCGGTACTACTACAATAAACAATACTGGCACTGTTACTTCAGGAACATTTACCACAGGCAACATTAGCATAAATGGAAATACTATTCAAACCACAGTTGGTAATAGTAATTTGCAATTGTCAGCCGCAGGCACAGGGTATATTCAACTTGAACAATTTGATGTACAAGAAAATGAAATTAGAATTAATACAGGATCTGATCTAACACTAACACCTAACGGTACAGGTATTGTCACTGTTAATTCTACACAGAGTATTAAAATTCCAGTAGGAGATAATGCTGCTCGTCCAACAGGCGCAGCTGGTATGATACGTTTTAATACAGACCTAACACGCTATGAAGGGTACAATGGTACAGCCTGGGTAAGATTAGACGGCGTTGAAGATGCCGATGGCAATACAAAGATCACAGCAGAGTTAACTCCTGGCGCAAATGACAACACTATTAGATTTTATGCAGATGGGACACAGGTCGCAGACTTAACCTCAACAAGATTAAACACCAACAATATAGATGTTGGTGCTATCAATCTTAATAATAACGTTATTTCAACAACCACTACTAATACTGACTTATTACTAAGTCCCAATGGAACAGGACAAGTAAGGATTGGTAATTTTGCATTTAGTAGCAATATTATCTCAAATACCGTAAATAACAGTATAACAGTAATAAGTCAAACGGGTGATGGTTATGTTAAAATAAACAGCACAGGAGGATTTGTAATTCCTGTGGGTCGTACAGATCAGCGTCCAAGTGTATATGACACTGGCATGATGAGATTTAATTCTACAGATCAACGAGTTGAAATTTGGAACGGAACAGCATGGGTAGGTGTAGCACAAGGCGGAGCAGGTGGCGGAGTAACGCAATCTGAAGCCACTGATATTTCAATTCTCAGTGCAATTATATTTGGATAAAGAAAATGGCATCATATTTTAGAACAAAAGTAGCAAAAGATATTGGAACTGTGGCAGTAGATATATTAGAAACAGTTAGCAATAATAGATTTACAGTCATTGGTTGTAATCTAGCTAATACAACAACGGATCCTGTGTCAGTAGACATTAAAGTAATTGATGCATTGGCTGTTGAAGCGTACTATATAAAACAGTTGATTATTCCTGCGCACACATCTGCTAAGGTCATTACCAACGGTGAAAAATTAATTCTAGCAGAAGATTGTACATTAAGAATTGTATCAGATACTCTTGCCAGCATTGATGCTGTTATCAGTTACGCAGAAATTATATAAGGATAACTTATGAGTACTAATTACTTTTTTGGAAGAGACGCAGCAGAAATGGTAGGAGGAAATCCTAGATATTTCTACGGTCTACGTAGAACTGACAACGGTGAATTATTTTTAGCTAAGGTTGACCAAACGTCACCTACAGACAGTGTACAAATCAACGCCCCAGGCAACTCTACAGGTAACTATACTAACTTTGATGTCGGACAAGATTTTTACGAAGGTAGAGATGTTTATCATAATTTAGTTTTTGAAAATTTAAACTATGAACAATACAAGTGGGATGATAGAAGTGTGTACTATTACATAAACGATGAAGGTGAACTAGTAGTTCGTATTAATCAAAAGTATACATATGACGAAACCTCGTCTTCAAACGGATTAGGACAATAAAATGGCAGATTTTAGACTAGACAGGATTAAATTTAGATGGGTTGGCGTGTGGAACGGCAGTCCTGACACAACTTACATTAAAGACGATGTTGTCATGTTCGACGGCAAGACGTATGTTTGTTTAATCGGACATACTCCAACTGGTTATTTTTATGATGATCTAACACCCGTTGTTCCTTCCTATGAAATCTCGTTGCCTAGATGGGAATTAATGTTTGACGGCCAGCGGTGGCTCGGCGAATGGTCAACTGGTACACAGTATGTTGAAGGTAATATTGTAACATACAAGGCCTACGTATATAGATGTATAATCCCACACGCTTCTCCTATTAATCCTAATCTTGGAATTCAGGCAGATATTTTAAAATGGGAAGTAATAGCCAAGGGGTCTAACTGGACAAACATTTGGGAACCAAATGTTTATTATGATCTAGGAGATGTTATAACATATAACGGATATGTCTACATCTGTAATACTCGTCATCGTTCAGCTACAAGTGTATCATTAGGACTTGAAATAGATCAGTTAAAATGGACGTTAGTTAATACTTCTCAAACTTGGCAAGGAGACTGGACTGGTGGTACTCGTTATAGATATGCTGATATTGTGCGCTACGGCGGAAAAATGTATCAATGTATTGACGGACACACTAGTGCTAGCGTATCTGTTACTCTAACAGCATTATCGTTTACAGTTAGTGCAGGAATTGCGACCCTTACCTATGCAGCACAATCTCTTGCTCCTTATGCAATTGGTTCAACAGTTACGCTAGCAGGTTTTGACCCAACAACAACAGCCAGTCCTGTTAACATAGTTAATACAACATTTACTGTGGTAACTTGTACATCTACACAAATAACATTTGAATTAACCGGAGTATATGCTAGTTTAGTATTCGGGACAGTTACCGGAACTAGTCAGTTAGGTTTAGAAGATGACAGTTTAAAATGGACAACTTATTTGTCAGGTATAGAATATAAACATGACTGGGAAATAACTGTTCGATATAAAATTAATGACATTGTAAAGTATGGACCAACATTATGGAGATGCATAAGCAGTCATACATCTGGTATACTGTTTACCTCAAATTCTGCAGCATGGGAAGTATGGCTTCCGGGGTTAACTTATGACAGAGGATGGAATGCTAATACTCCGTATAAAAAAGGAGACATTGTTTTATACGGTGGATATGCATGGACTGCGTTAACTAACACCACAGGATCAATCCCTAGCATTAACAATTTATTACAAGACACTGGCAATTGGGAACTATTAAAGCAAGGATATGTGCATCAAGGAGAATGGTTACCTTCAGCGCAATATTATCCAGGTGATGTTGTTAGGGTTCGTGGATATTTATATATTGCACTAGTAGACACTAGTCTAAATCACCCCAATGACAGTGCAGATTGGCAGTTGATAGTGCCTGGCAGTAATTGGAAGGCAGAATGGGACGAAACTTCTGATTATTTCTTAGGAGATATTGTTGTATATGCAAGTACTTCTTATTCTTGCATACAACGACATTCTGGGGCAGCACTTAATTCAAGACCTGACTTAGATATCATTAATGCATATTGGATAGTATTATTCCAAGGAGCACCTACTAATGTATTAACTAACCGTGGTGATCTTAAATATTTTGATACTGCTACTACACGTTTACCAATAGGTACCACTGGATTTACGTTACAGGTTAATGAAACAGTCAAACCTGAATGGGCAAATTTTCAATTAGTTGAAAAAGTTTATTATGTAGCAACTAGTGGTGTTGATAATGCTGATTCTGGTACTACACTTAATTCACCGTTTAGAACTGTGAGATTTGCCTGCAACTTTATTTTAGAAGATGAAGCAAATCGTGCACCAGCTACAATTTTTATTAAATCTGGAATTTATGAAGAAATTATTCCTATTAGTGTGCCTGCAAATGTTGCTCTAGTAGGCGATGAACTTAGAACATCTACTATAATGCCTGCAACTGGATATGAATTAAACAATATGTTCCTTGTTAGAAACGCTAGCGGTATTCGAAATATGACATTGCAAGGGTTAAATGGAACATTAGGAGCACCAAACGAGTTCGGAACACGTCGACCTACAGCTGGCGCATATGTTAGTCTAGACCCAGGCAATGGAAACACTGATGAAGATGTATGGATTACAACACGAAGCCCGTATGTACAGAACGTTACTACATTTGGTACTGGCTGCGTTGGTATGAAAATTGACGGATCCTTACACAATGGTGGAAATAAATCCATAGTTGCTAACGATTTTACACAGGTATTATCAGATGGTATTGGGTACTGGGCGTCGTTTAACGGGTTATCTGAGCTTGTATCAGTCTTTACGTACTTCTGTCATATTGGTTACTTATCAACTGATGGCGGAAGATTACGAGGCACTAACGGCAATAATTCATATGGACTATACGGTAGTGTTTCAGAAGGATTTAATCCTGCAGAAAATTTTATAACCGCATTAGTTGACAACCAGTCTCAAGAAGCACAAGTAGACATAGTACATACAACAGGATCAGAAATATTTGCATTTGCATACTCAAATGCAGGACTAGCATATACTACTGCAACTAATACTGTTACTGGTTCTGGATATGATATTGATGCAAGATTTGAAGAATTTAGAAACACTGCATTATACGAAATTAGATCAACTGATCTTGACGGAAATAATATTTTTGGTGGACTAAATTATCAATATTTGTTAAATTCTGCACAACTCGGTGATGATGTTTCTATTACATTGGCAGCAGCAGACACTACAGGTACAAATGCACTATATTCAGGTCAACGTATTTTTATTGCCTCTGGTGCTGGAATTGGGCAATACGGATATATTACTACATACGACGATACTACAAAAGTAGCGTTGATTAGCAAAGATATAGACGGTACTCCTGGATGGGAATCAATTTATCCTGGTACTCCTATAGTCACAGCATTAGACTCGTCAACAAGATACAGTCTTGAACCTAGAGTTATTGTAGAAGAACCTCAATTTTTAGCAAGCACTGGAACCTCTCCAGTTTCTGTCTCTGGAATGGCATACAGTAACGGTCAATTTGTGGCAATATCTACTGCAGGCAATGCTGCCCACAGCACTGATGGTGTAGCTTGGACAAGCAAAAATATTGGAGGATCAGTAACTTACGTAACTGGCGCCTCTGACAATTTTATTGCATTTACTGATAGCGCAACAAGTACAATCTATAGATATGCCGGAACTACATGGGGCTCGGTTGATATAGGGGCAACAGCTACATGGGTAGGAGCAACATACGACCGTGTAAATAATTACCTAGTGGCAATAAGTTCAGGAACTGATTCACGTATTTCAACTAATTACGGAGCATCATGGGCAGGTGGCGGAACTTTAACGCAATCAGGTTGCGTTGAAATTGCAGCGAATGGAAGAGTAATTGTTGCTATTAAAACAGGAAATACATTCACAGTTTCAACTAATCAAGGAACAACTTGGACAAATGTAACAGTTCCTATATCTCGAACATGGAACAGTATTACTTACGGTGCTGGCAGATTTGTTGTGGTTGGTAATACTACTGATACAATATATAGTTTTAACGGAACAACCTGGTATCAAGGAACTATTAATCTTTCTGCAAGAAATTGGTCAAAAGTTAGATATGCTGAAGGATTATTCTTAGCAGTAAACAGCGTTGATGGACGTATTGCAACTAGCCAATGTGGTAAAAATTGGAGGTTGACTACTAAAACAGGAACAACGAAGCAGTTTACTGTAGATCAACCATATGCAGTTCTGGCTGCAGGAACTATTAGTGGAGTGCCAACTTGGATTGCCAGTGGCAATAGTGGCACAGGGTTAGGTATTATAAAATCGGGAGCAATTGCCACAGTGCGAGCAATTGTCACATCAAGTAGAATACAAAAGTTTTTAATTTATGAGCCAGGTAGTGGCTACGTAGCTACGCCTTTAATTACTATAACTGACAACGGCAATACCGAAGATGTAACTTATATAGTAAGACTAGGCAATGGGGTACTACCACAACCTGCCTTTTATAACAACGGATTAGGATATGTTAGAGCCACTGCCACAATCAGCGGTGACGGATATGCAGATATATTTCAAAATAGCGGAACATTGTATGTTAATAATCTAAGTAGATTACCTGGACCAGGCGACAACTTAGAAATTAATACTATTAATGATGTAGTATATAAAATCACTAGTATATCAGATGTTTCAGGGACAGCTCCAAATTTTAGTGGTCGTATTATTATAACACCCACCATTGATAGAAAGAAATCCCCTGCACATGCGGTCAACGTAACTATTAGACAAAGTTATAGTCAAGTTCGATTAACTGGGCATGACTTTTTAGATATTGGCACTGGTAATGTATTGCAAACACAATACCCTGAGTTATATTTAGACGGATTTACCCAAATTAACGAACCTCAACCTTTTAACGAAGTTGTTGAAAAAGGCGGCGGCCGCGTATTCTATACAAGCACTGATCAAGATGGTAATTTCCGAGTTGGTGAATTATTTAAAGTTGAACAGTCAACGGGAGTAGTATCAGTTAATGCTAGCTATTTTAACTTATCAGGACTAACTGAATTAAGTCTTGGAGGAATTCAAGTTGGTGGCAGTGCTGTGGTTATTAGGGAGTTTTCTAAAGATCAAAACTTTGCCGCTAATTCTAACAGTATAATTCCAACCCAGCGAGCAATTATTGCATATCTAACATCTAGAATTTCTAGCGGTGGAGCTGACGCAGTTACTAACACACTAATTGCTGGACAAGTTAAGATTAATAGTAACAATATTACAACAACTTCTGGATTGCCAATAACAGTATTTCCTAAAGTTAACATTACCGGTGGTACAGATGGCAAGTATCTCAGTGCTATGTACTACGCATTTGGGTCCATGGTGGGCATTTGATAAATAGATAAAGCGAACGGAGTTCTTTAATGGCTGAGTTTAAATTAGGTAGAATACGATTTATTTGGAAGGGCGATTGGTCCGATATTACTGTTTATTACAAAGACGATATTGTAAGAAACGGTGGTAACACCTACGTGTGTGTTGCTGGACATACAAGCTCAGCAGAATTTCCTATAGATTCAATCAAATGGAATAAAATTTCTGATGGTCAAGTATGGAAAGATTCCTGGTTACCTGCTACTTATTATAATCAAAATGATATTGTTAAGAACGGCGGATATCTATACATTGCAAATACTGCCCATACAAGTGCAGCCACAGAAATATTAGGTTTAGAAGATGCACAACATGTAGCAATTACTGGCGTATCAATCGATGGGATTGCAGGACAATTTTCATGTGACGACACAGTATTAGATATTGATTCTGCAATCATTGTATCGGGCACAACATTTTCAAGCGGTAGCATTGTAGGTTACGTTAATCCTAAAACATATTATGTTATTGCAACAAATGGTGTTAATACTTTTACACTATCTGCAACTAAAGGCGGTCCAGCAGTTGTAACAACAGCATCAACTGGAGCAGTTACTGGTATTACTTTTACAACTAGTTACTGGGATATCTTTACAGAAGGATTTAATTACACAGGCGACTGGGGTATTGGACAACGATATAAAATTAACGACATTGCAAAATACGGTAGCTCAGTTTATATTTGTACAGTACAACATACTTCAGCTGCAACATTTGCACTGGGTCTTGAGAGTGAACAAAACGTAGAACTTGAAAACGTAGTTATTACATCAATTGCAGGACAATTTTCATGTGACGCTACAATTTTAGATATAGATGCTGCAATCATTGTATCGGGCACAACATTTTCAACTGGTAGTATTGTAGGATATACAAATCCTAAAACATATTATATTATTGAAACTAACGGAACTACAACATTCACGTTATCTGCAACTAAAGGCGGTCCAGCAGTTGTAACAACAGCATCAACTGGAGCAGTTACTGGTATTACATTTAAAAATAGCAAATGGAATTTGTTTGCTGACGGATTGACCTGGAATGACGTCTGGAATCCCGACACTCGCTACAAACGTAACGATGTAGTGAGATATGGCGGTACCTTATATATTTGCGTTGAAGGACATACCAGTGCAGCAACTGCTGCGTTAGGCCTTGAAGACGATCAAGCCAAGTGGGAGTATGCGCACAAAGGTATTGAGTATCTAGGGAACTGGCAAGGTTCTACACCAGGACCAGCGGTCCGTTATAAAATCAATGACGTTGTAAAATACGGTGGTGGACTTTGGATTTGTGTTACACCTCATACAAGTCAAACGTACTTAACTGATGACGAATCTAAATGGGAACAATTTGTAGAAGGTTTAGAATTTGAAGATTCTTGGTTAAACACTACTCGCTATCAACCTGGTGACTTTGTTACCTACGGTGGATATAGCTATGTTGCAAAATCTAACAACTTGAATGCAAAACCTACAGCAAGTCCTTCAGATTGGGACTTATTTACAACTGGCTTTAGATTTGTAGAAGACTGGTCAAATACAGTAGATTATCTAGTTGGCGATGTTATTAGAATTAGCGGATATACATACCTATGTATGTTAGATCATATAGGACAACGTCCACCAAACACTTTATACTGGCAAAGATTAAACTCTGGATTTGTGTGGCAAGATGCCTGGACTAATGGAGATATTTACAATATCGGTGATGCTGTTAGATATAATGACAACAGTTATCTATGTATTGCAAATCACACAGCTGATCAAGTTACATTGCAAAACAGACCAGACCAAGATGTTACTGGATTAGCATGGAATATCATATCAGGTGGCGCAGAATCTGGTAATATGACCACTCAGGGTGATCTAGTATACTATGGCGGCGCTGGACCTACACGTTTACCAATAGGAGAGCCTGGCCAAATCCTTAAAGTTAACACTTTAGGTAATGCTCCAGAGTGGCAATTCTTTGGTGCAATTAATAATGTATTTTATATTTCTGGCGATCGTGGTGTAGACTCACCAGCTCCAGGATATGGTGTAACACTTGATCGCCCTTGGGCCACAATTCGTTATGCAGCAGAGCAAGTTGAAGCAGGTGCTATTAGATATAATGCAAAAACACTGCTACAACTAAACAGAAGTTTTATCCAAGCTGAAGTTGTTAACTATGTAACGTGGAACATTGCTAATCCAACAGGCATTTGGGTAGGATTTACTAATGACGATCCTGTAAAATGTGCAAGAGACATTGGTCAAATTATAGATGCTATTGTATGGGATATATCACATGGTGGTAATGTTCGTACACGTGAAGCAGCCTTAACATATTTTAGTGGCGGCAACATTACCGCAACTGGCGCAACATACACACCAACAACTGGATTGTTAACTATAACTTCAAATGCACACGGATT